ATGCAACAGAGAGAATTTGCTTTATACAAAAGAAGGTTACTGAGTCTGATCCCGGGAAAATTGCAGGACATTCCGAACGGGGAAGTGAAGATCAAGTTTTTCCGTTCCAGCCTGATTGAGCAGATTGAAAAGGAAAAGGACTGGCAGTTCACCGGGGAACAGGCAGCAGAGCTGATCCGGATGGCAATTTATCCAGATCTGAGATCGGAGGAAGAACGGATGCAGTACGAAGATTTCCTCATGAATGGATTGGACAGAGTTATGTCAGAGAATGATGAATGAGCCAGAAACGAGGAAGAAGGGAGAAAGACCACATATGGATTATCAGATGGACGAAAACACAGGAACTGGGCTGTTGCTCTGGGACATGGGAAGAGGCGAACGAGTACGCCAGGAAGAAGAACAAAGGAGAATACATCATATTAGAATGAGCCTTTGGAGGACAAGGTTTATCACAGGCGTTGGAATGCTTGTTGGACTCTTCTATGCTTCCGGAACAGCAATTACATATTCCATATCAGTTAAAGTACCGGGGTCAACGCTGGAGCGCGTTCTGATTGGACTGGCTGTATCAGCAAGTTTCTATGCACTGAATTCGATCGCAAGGACACTGGAAAAACAGATAAAAAAATAACACTTCCGGAGGTAACGGAAGTGTTGAATGCAAGACTTTTGTCTCGCAGATATTAAAGACATTATTATCTTAACATCTGTGGGGCAGAAAGTCAAGAAAAATGGGGGTTCTGCCCCATTTTAATACTCGATTAAGATATTAAAGATAGAGGTATACGATGGCAACGAAGAGAGTAACACACACCTTCCGGAAAGGAGACATCCTGGAGGTGAAGGAATACCATGATGGCAGGTATGGGGCAAGAGGACTGCCAAGAGAAAAGAAGAGAAAGCCTACACCGGAGCAGATGGCAGTGGTGAACTCCATGAATAAGGCAGAGACAGCCAGACACAGATTGTTGGAGTACTTTGGCAAGGGAGACTACTTCCTGACATTGACGTACAGAGTCGAGGAAAGACCTCCGGACATGGCGAAAGCAAAGAAGGATTTCACGAATCTGATAAGTAAGCTAAGAACAAGATACAAGAAAGAACAGATCGAATTGCGCTGGATCCGGAACATTGAGAAGGGAACCAAGGGAGCATGGCACATTCACATGATCATCACCGGATGTCGGGATACGATCCGCTGGGTGGAGGAATGTTGGCCACATGGTGGAATTTATGCAGAGAAGTTAGAGAAAAGCAAATACTACGAAGAGGATTTCTCGCAGCTTGCATCCTACATCACCAAAAACGAGAAAGTGGGAGAAAAGAGGGAAGACGGAAAGAGGGACAAGCCAAGGCTCAGTGAATCCAGTTACAGTACATCACGGAATATGCCGCTGAAACCACCAAAGAAGAAAAAACTGGCAAGATGGCCAAAAGAGATCAAACAGAAGAACGGCTATTACATTGCCAAGAGCTATGAAGGAATCAATCCGGCCACTGGGTTCAAGTACCGGAGATACACATTGATCCGGTTGAACAGGAGGATTTGAAGAATGAAGACGGTGAAGATCTACATAGAAACCACGATCACAGGACCGGCAGCACCAAAGAGAGGAGGATATGCTGCAGCCTTAACATTTACAAGGAGAAACGGAGATATTGAAGACCGATTCCTCAAAAGAGAAGAGGAAGGAACAACTTATAACCGCAGTGTGCTTCTGGCAATGATTTATGCACTGCAAAAACTTAAAGAACCATGCAGAGTTGTGTTCTACACGAAGAACACATACATCAAGAACATGATCCAGGCCGATAATCCGGAAAAGTGGAGACGAGCAGAGTGGAAGAAGTCGGACGGAAAAGGAATACAGAACCAAGATCTGTGGAAAATGTTCCTGGAAGAGAGCAAAGAACACGAGATAGAAATCGTGTATGAAAAAGACAGCGAGTATAAGGAGACGCTACAAGCGTATTTACAAGGAGAAGAGGTATAAAGATGTTTGAGAAGTTTGGAGAATTTGATTCTTACGAGGAGATTAACCGTGCGGCCAAAGCACAGTTAGAAGAGGGAGATTTAGAAGCGATTAAGACAATCGCAGAGGAGAACGGACTGGATCCGGAAGACGCAGAGGACTTTTGCACCGGTGCAATCGAGGAGCTGACAACACCAGGTCTTGCGGCTATGGGAAAGCTGGAACTGGAAGCGAAAGATCTGAGTCTGACAGGAGCATTGAGAGATTGGACGGATTTTATCGAGCAGTTATGTTTAGAGGACGAAGAGATGGCTCTTGCAGTCAGAAGAAAAGGAAAGCCATTGAAAGACTGCATGGCTTTGGTCTTGAAGACGGCATTTAATGCCAAAGCACGGCTGGATGACAGGATCACAAAGGCAGCAGGACTGACACCACCGTTGTATATAGGCATACCAGGAAAGGCACAGATCAAAGAAATCGTGAAGGAATATTACCTGGGTGAGAAGAAATGAGAGTATACAAAGGGTTCAATAAAAAAATTCAGGCAAAACACGGAAAAGGGACATTTCAGTACGAGAAAGGGAAGACCTACAAAGAAGAGAAAAGCAAAACAAGATCCACTGGATTCCATGCGGCGGAGTATATCCTGGATTGCCTGCAGTGGTATCCGATCGATGGAAAGAACAAATTCTTCCTGTGCGAAGCTGGCGGAAGTATAGACGAAGAGGATGGATGCTCGATGGTCGTATCTACAGAGCTGACGTTATTAAGAGAACTGACACTTATGGAGATTGCAATGGCGGCAATGGAATATATGATCATACATCCAAAGAGGGCATGGGAGAAAAGAGAAAGAGGTGCATACGCAGAAAAAGAGCGGTCAAAAGCAATCGGAGAGACAAAGATAGCAATCGCAAGAGGAAAACATCCGGAAGTGAAAGGCGAATACGGAACCGTGATCGGACTGATCGTAGAGGACGAGAAAGGCAAGCCAGTGGCAGCAGGCGTGAGGAATGTTGACGGAATACAAGCGAAAGCGCATCAGATCTATTCCATGACAGAAGAAAGAGAATGGGTGGAGGTGCAGAAATGAAACGAAAAGCGATTGAACGGATCAAACCAAAGAAACCGGAAGGAAAAGGACTTACAGGCACGCTGCAGGAGTTGGGGGAAATCCTGATCCTAAATATCTATCAGGCGAAGGAACTGCTGGTGCGGTACTGTATCAACTGTGAGACAGGGGAACATGAGTACTGGAAAGAGCAACATGGCTGGAGAAAAGGCGGTATCCTGAATGCACTGAACGAGGACTGGCGAGATTGGGAATGGAGAACATATGACGATTATCCGAAATTGCAGAAGAAAGACGCCAACAGGATCAAAGAATTGATTAAACACAGAGCGTGGAACAACAGCCCGTGGGAGAGAATCAACGGATTGGAACATAGCTATAACAGCGAGATTAGGGAAAGATGTGAAACAAACCGGAAAATGAAACTCATGAACCTAATGAGAAAAGTTCCAGGTCGTCCGAAGAATCTGAGAGAATGGTTCTTTGAACAGGCAGCAGGAGAGGATTACATGTTCCGGAACAGGGAAACGAAAGAATTTGTCTGTACGAACTGCGGGGAATCCAGCTGGCCGGAAGAAATCAAACGACAGGATGGAGAAAAGAAGATCCGGCACAATGATATGGTATTCTGCCCTTCCTGCGGAAAACTGGTGAGGGCAAAGACAAGAACAGACCATATCGAACAGAAATGGAAGAGCTGCTATCTCATCCAGCCGGTAGATGAAGATACAAGCGTGCTTCGGATCATAGAAGCAAAGGTCGGATGGGACAATGGAAGACATTATGTAGAGCTTGGAGATGAAATCAGAATCCTGCTGTACAAGGTCTACTCCAACAGAAAATTGAAGAAGACATACATGATCTATTATGAGGACTCCTGGGATGGATGGACAAAAGGAAACCGGAAAAATCTAAGAGCAAAAGAAGGATACTTGTATCCGGGAGAATTTGGCCAGATATTAGACGGAACCACTTACAGCGAAGCGGCAAGAATTTTAGACTACCTGGCTAAGATGGGAATAGAACTTAATTACAACAGGATTATGGCCGGAACGGGACAGATCAGAGGATACGCACAGAAGATAGAGTACCTGGCAAAAGGACGCTTTTGGAATCTGCTGAGAGATACGATCGGCTGTACAGACTATCCGGGATATCCGACACAATACTATGGACCATTGGACATGAGAGAGGAAAGCATTGAGGGAATGTTCAGAATCCAAGACCGTCAGAAGATCAACCGGATCCGTGACGAACATGGCGGTAACAGAATGGTACGCTGGATGCAGTATTCGGATGAGACAGGACAGAAGATCTCAAAAGAGACAGCACAGTGGATGATAAAGAATGAGATAGAACCGAGCAGCATCCGGGGACTGGAAAAATATATGAGTCCACAGAAGATTATGAACTACATCGAAAGGCAGAAAAAAGAACAATATGCAGGAATGACGGCAAAAGCTGTGCTTGAAGAATATAAAGATTATCTCAGTATGTGCGTGGCATGTTGCAAAAATATGGCTGACGAGATGGTCTATCGTCCAAGAGAACTAAAACGCAGGCATGATGAAGTTGTTGTAGACCGGCAGCAGATACAGATCTTGAAAGAATTGGAAAACAATGCAGAGGGAAAAGAAGCATATGCACAGGAGATGCGGCAGAAGTTTCCGGAAGCAGAAGAGATCCTGAAAGAGATCAAGAGCCGATATGAGTACGAAGATGAAGAGTATAAGATCATTGTACCGAACACGTTAGTGGATATCGTGAAAGAAGGACGTGCGCTGCATCATTGTGCCGGCAGCAGTGAACGATATTTTGACAGGATCGAGAGCAGAGAGACATATATCTGTTTCCTACGGAGGCAGGAAGCACCGCGAATCCCGTTCTACACGATCGAAGTAGAGCCGGGAGGCACAATCAGACAGCACAGGAGCTATTATGACGAAGAGCCGGGAATCGAGGAAATCCGGGTATTTCTGAAAGGCTGGCAGAAGGCGATCCGGAAGCGTCTAACAGAGGAAGATAAGAAGTTGGCCAAGATCAGCAAGATCAAGAGAGAAGCCAATATTGCAGAGCTGGAAGAGAAAAAGAATATAAGAGTCCTTCAGGGATTGGCGGAAGATTTCCTTGAAGCAGAAGAGATAGAAAAAGAACTGGAGGCGGTTTGATGGAATTAGTACAGTACAAGGATTATGAAGAATATAAAAAAGCAATGAACACTGTCCTGAACAGAACAGTGGAAGATTTTGTCATGACTGGATATCTGCTGAAGCAGGGAAGAGATAGCGATATCTTAAAGGATTCAGGATATAGTAATGTCAATGAATTTGCGTGGGCGGAATACAAGCTTGAAGCCACACAGGTATCCAGATACATCAGAATCAATGACAGATTCTCGGAGGGTGGTTACTCTCCGAGACTGCAGGAAAATTATAAAGGATTCGGCTATGCGAAGCTAGCACTAATGCTGACGCTTCCGGAAAGCGTAGCAGAAGAACTGACACCGGCATACAGCAAGTCAGAGATCCAGGCAGTCAAAGAAGAGATTGAAAACGAGGAGAAGATCACAGATATCGAAGTCATTTTGGAAGGCGAGAAAGAAGAACAGAAAGAACTCGACAATCTGGAAAAGGCAATCCATCAGATCTGCATGGATGAACCGGAACTGTATCTGAAGCTGCATGAGGCAGTCAGAACAAGCGTAGGAACAGGACGAATCAAAGAAGTGTTAGCACCGGACGGGGACAAGCTATACAGTGTAAGACCACAAGGCTGCGGAAGAATTATGCTCTATCTAAACGATGAGAAGGACGAGGTTATACTGCAGGTTGTAAGACAAGGACTGAAAGAAAAGTTTACCTGGGAGAATATTTTAAGCTATCTTGTTCTGATCACAGAACAGAAAGACGCAAAACAGAACTGGGAGGAGCTCTACGGACAGAAGTATCCGGAAAAAGAACGGATTGCACCAGTGCAACCGAAGAAAGAGAAGAGAAAAGAGTCAAAGGTAGTGAAGGCGAAGCTGCCAAAACCAAAAAAACCGGAGAAACAGGAGACGGAGAAACCGGTAGAGCTTCCAAACGACATTCCAGGACAGACAGAGATCGAGAAAGATTTTCCGGAAATGCTTCCGGAAGCAGGGGAAACAACGGAAATACAGAGCGATTTTATCAGAGCGGGACAGCACAAAGAGGAAAATTGCACCAGTGCAATGCCGGAACCTGTGGAAATTGTGGAAAAACCTGTGGATAATTCAGAGCAGATGGAAGAAAATGCGAGAAACACAGAAGTGGGAGCCAATTCAGAACCGGTGGATAAGTCCGAAGAAGAACAGAATCCGCCTGGCAGCAGATGGGAATACATGAAGACAATGGAATCATACAAGATGGCGCTGTACATGGCAGCATCCGTGAAAGAGATGCCTCACATGATGTTGAACTCAGCAGAGTATTGGAAGAAATGGTTAGAAGCAGAGGTGGATGAAAATGGAGATGAACTCAGTAAGAAATAAGGCGATTACATTATGAGTATCGATTATTCAGACATGGCATTTCCAAAATTAGTCAGTAAGAAAAAAAGGAAATCACATAAAAAGAGCATCCTCAAGAGTAGAAAGGGAGTCTGCTATCTCTGTTTGATACTCTATGACGATCCTTCCAAGAAGTACACGGAGGAACATCATATCATGTTCGGATCCGGACAGCGCGAACTATCTGAGGCAGATGGACTAAAGGTAGATCTGTGTCGGAATCATCACAAAGAAGGACCGGAAGCGGTCCACAATAACCGAGAAATGCGGGAACTACTCTGCAGACCTGGATGCGGCAGGGAGGAGAAAGGAGCAGATAAGTGCCAAAAAGACAGAGATCAACAGCTTGGAAAAGCGAATTGGCTGAGATAAATGCAAAAGCAAGACAAGAAGGAATGAGTTATGGACAGTACGTGGGATTAATGTACTGCGAAGAAAGAGACGAGATGGAAAGAAGGAGAAGATATGACAGAAAAAGACGCGAAAGATTTGGTTGATTGGTTGGATCAGGCAGAAGCAGAAACAAAAGCAACAATTGCAGAGCATGAAAGAATCGATCCTTTTTATGACGGAGTACTTTCAACGATCCAGACAGTCCGTGAATATATCAAGAAAATGCGTAAGGTGGATGAAGCGGAAGGAGAGAAACAGATGAAAGAGATTATAGCAGATAGCAAGTTTGAGCATATCGAAGAAATTAAGCCGTTTTTCTGGTGGGCAGGAAGTTTGAGCATAGAGCAGGCAATCACACACTTGACAAAGCGGTACGATGAAGAGGAAGCACACAATCTGTTGGATGAAAAGTTAGAATTTGTATCTGACTACATGAGAAATAATCACGGAGCTGTCGAGCAGTACGGAATTTACCTTCTTCCGGAATTCATGATTGGATATGATGACATAGAGATTGTGATTGTAGCGGCATCCGAAAACGAGCGGGCTACGGTGGTATTCTCGGATATTCCGGTAGTTAAGCGAGGTTGCGGAAGAATATGAATAGAGAAATACTTTTCAGAGCGAAACATATCCATACAATGAATAGTAATGAGCATCTCAATGAAACATGGGTGTATGGCTATCTTAGTGATAAAGATTATATTTACGATAAAAGCCTTGAGGGTGAATTTCTGGTTGATGAAGATACCATTTGCCAGTATACAGGATTAACCGACAAGAGTGGAAAGAAAATATGGGAAGGAGATATAATTAAATACCATTTTGGGGAAGTTTATGCGCCGGTAAAATTCGGAGAATATCAGAGTTGTTTTGATAGCACATCAACGTGCCATGTCGGATTTTATGTGGACTGGGACAAAAACCATGATTTTAGAAAAGACTTGGGGTATTGGATTAAGATGATTGATGCAGAAGTTGTAGGCAACATATTTGATAATCCAGAATTATTGGAAGAGGAGAATGCGCATGGGATGTGAAAGGAGGGATTGATTACAATGGTTATATTGCGACCGGTAGGAACAACAGGAAACCGTCTGAAGTATCTAAGAAAAATCAGAGGACTGACAAGAAAAGAGGCTGCAGTCAAGCTAGACATGAAGGAGGAAAGACTGCAAGATCTTGAAACAGGAAGGAAAGGGCTGACGTTAGGAGAAGCAATCAAATATGCAGATACATATAATGTGTCTTTGGATTACATAGCAGGGAGAAAGAAAGTTGAATATTGAAGATGCGATCAGAATCATTAAGGGGTTGGATACATCCAACAGCGAAGAAAACATCGAAGCAAAGAAAATGGCAGTTAAAGCATTAGAGAAGCAGAGACAAAAGAAAATTGAAACATGGAACGGACAAGCATCGTGCCCACGCTGCAAATTTTGCGGACAGGCTCTTGATTGGAGTGATGAACAGTGAAAAGAAGTACAGACACACGCTGGAGTCCTGCAGAGATCCAGCAGAACCAAAAAGAACATTATGCTGATATGGCAGAACATCCGCCGGATCGGAAGGCAAGCGAGAAGTTTCATCGTCCGGCATACCAGGCAGGAAAGTTGATTGAAACACAAGGGCAGCAGTTGTGGCATGGAGATGTTACTGGATATATAGCCAGAAAATACAAGATAGGGAGTGATACCGTTGGAGACAATGACAAAGGAAAGACTGGAAGCATACAGAAGTAACAAGATGGAGATTCTGGAACTAGATTATGTCCTGAACAATCGCTGGAAATCCGACACGATGATCGGGAATGATGTAGTATTTGATTACAGCAAGGGATATCCAATGCCACAGAGTGTTGTCGGTTTTGACCAGAAGAAGTATGAGAGACTACAGGATCGTGATATACAGAGGAAGGAACGACTGGAGAAGGAGTGTGAAGAGATTGAACAGTTCGTGGATGGGATACCGGATAGCCTTACGCACCGGATATTTCGAAAGTACTACATAGACGGTCGTCAAAACGTGCGACTGGAGGACATCGCAAAGAAAGTGCATATGACCAGAAGTGGTGTGGGGAAAAAGATTGATAGATTTTTGAAAGTGTCCCGTCATTCCCCTGATTCTCATGTACAATAATACTTGAGCCAAAGGCTGAATTCCTGCGGCTCGTCCTCTCTTTGTATAAAACCCAAGAAGCACCTGCATGATAATGTGTGGGTGCTTTTCTGTTGTATAATGTTGAGATTTGGGATATTATGGAAGTAAAGTTTAACTGAACGGAGGACAAAGAAAATGCCAATCAATGTTGAAGTAAATATTAACACAAATAATTACAATGGTGGAGAGACGCAAATTGAACAAGGCGCTATAGAGAAGTTTACGCGGAAGGCTTTTGATGAAGGATTATATCAAGCATCTGTGAAATTTGAATGTATGTCTGCGGCAACATCTCCAAATTCAATTTTGGTTATAATTTCTAGTATTGAACAGGGAGCACGCGTTGTAGAAACGGTATCTACTATTGCAATGATGGCAAAACAAATTATAGCCTTATTAGAAAAATGTAGAGGATATGAAAAAACAGTTACAGTAGCTGGTGAGTTGATTGAAATTAAAAACGAAATGACAGATATAGAACTGGAAGGAAAAATATTAGCGATATTGAATGAACAGGAAAAAAAGACAGGAAAAGAAGTTTCAGAAATTATGAAAACCATGTAATGATTAAATTTAAAGCACCTTTCGAGGTGCTTTTCTAATACTCAAAACCCGGACCATTAGTTCAGTGGCAGAACATTCGCCTCATAAGCGAAATGTCGTAGGTTCGATTCCTACATGATCCATGAAATAAACTAGAACAGAGGTGACAACAATGGCAGCAGGAAACCCCAGGAGTGCGAATGGGAATCTTCGGAGAAAGCACCGGGCAAGGCTTAAAGCAATCGGTGCAGAGTGTGGGATCTGCAGGGGCAGACTGGGACCGATCCATTATGATGAGCCAAGTGACAGCAGACATCCGTTATCCTTTGTGATTGATGAAATCAGACCAGTGTCAAGATGGCGAGAGTTTGGTTATAGTTCCCGGGAGGCAGCAGCACAGGACTGGAACAACCTTCAGGCGGCGCACTACTGTTGCAATGCAATGAAAAGCAATAAAACATTGCAAGAACTGGAGCAGAGACAAAAGACACCAAAAGCGAACATTCTGGATGGAAACTGGTGAAGAAAACAGGGGTGGGGAGGGATCCCCGCCAGGCGCCGAAGGCGACCACCGCTGTCCAGCGCCGATTTACACACAGGAAAATTTTTGAAAGGTGAATTTAGATGGGAAGAGCTAAGAAAATGGCAACTGTAACAAGCGAGGGAAGCCGCTTGGAACGCTTGGAAAATTTAGCACTGATTCTCGCAAAACAGATTGATATATGCGCGAAAGATGCTGTTGATGGTCCAAAGACAATGCCACAGCTCTCCAGGCAATACAGAGAAACAATCAAAGAAATTGAAGAAATAAAAGGAATGGAGAAAGACGATGACGAAATCGGAGAAATCCTGTCGGCACGAAAAGCTGATGGGAAGCCAGACACCGTCCGATAGAATTGTTCCGGATTATGCTTATACGGATGGCCCTGATGCGGTAAAAGTGCTTGCGGTCGGGAAACTGATTGTGGATCCGTGGCAGAGTGAAGTGCTGAATGATTGGATGGGGCGTACAGAGGATGATGTTTGGTCAGCGCCGACATGTGGCTTATCTGTTCCAAGACAGAACGGGAAAACACTGGATACTTCCGGGCGGATTGCATCCGGAATGATCCTGTATGCAGAATGGGTTATATACACAGCTCATCTGCAGAAAACTGCAACAGAAACTTTTATGGAATTGCGCGGCTTGTTTGAAAGCAGAGGACTCCGTAAGTATGTAAAAGAAATTAAGGCGGCACTCGGAAGAGAACAGATTATTCTAAAAAATGGTGGAAGAGTAGTATTTGTTGCCAGAACCAGGAATGGAGGTCGAGGACTGCACGGTGATTGTCTTGTGTTCGATGAGGCACAGGAACTTACAAGCGAACAACAGGCTTCATTCCTGCCGGCAATATCAGCATCCAGAAATCCACAGACGATTTATTTGGGAACACCACCGGATGAGAATTGCACAGGTACAGTATTTCGGAAAATCAGAAAACGGGCAACAGAAGGCGAGAGCAAATCCACGGCCTGGACAGAATATTCCGTGAAAGAGATTGGAGATGTTACTGATCGTCGGAGATGGGCGGAGTGCAATCCGGCATTAGGGCGCAGAATGACAGAAACAACCATAGCTGCAGAGTGTGAGCAGATGGATGCGGACACATTTGCAAGAGAGCGTCTTGGCTGGTGGTCGCCAATCAATAATGATCAGGATTACGCAATTGATAAGAAGAAATGGGAAGCGTGTGCTTCAGAAAAAGAAAAGCCGGAAGGGAAAACTGCTTATGGCGTAAAGTTTTCTTCTGATGGTTCGGCGGTAGCATTATGCGGAGCTGTCTGTCCGGAGGTAGGGGAAGCGAGAATTTCGCTGATCGAGCTAAAAGCAACTGACAGAGGAATCCAGTGGCTTGCAGACTGGTTGAATCAGAGATATAAGATGGCGAGCTGTGTGGTGATCGATGGAAGAAATGGAGTTGACTTCTTGATAGAGAAGATAACACCGGTGTGGAAATATAAGCAGTCAATTGTTCGACCGGCAGCAAAAGAAGTGATAGCAGCGGCGAGTCAGCTATCACAGGAAATCAATGAACAGACTGTAACATGGTATAAATACCAAGAAATACTGAATGAGTCGGCAATTACGTCTGTAAAAAGACCGATTTCCGGTGGCTGGGGATTTGGTGGAGAAAACTCGATCCCGATTGAAGCAGCAGCACTTGCACTTTGGGGATGCAGAACATCGAAACGAAATCCGAACAGAAAGATGAGGATAGGATAATGGAGTTAAATTTTGGAAGAGTAGAAGGATTACCACCGGAAGAACAACAGTGGCTTCAAGAATTGAAATACATATATGATTATCACAGAAGTGCGAATAGGAAAAAGCGCCGTTATTATAACGGAAAAGTCACTCTGAATGAAGTGAATCTTGGGATTGCATTGCCAGCAGGTCTTGGAAAACTTGAGATTGGATGTGCCTGGGGAGCAAAAACCGTTGATGTACTTGCGGGAAGATCGATGTTTGATGGGTTTGTTACAGAAAATGGAACGAAGTCAGAAGATATGGATCAGATTATGAAAAGGAATCATTTGATAGCGGAATACAATAAAGCGGTCAAAGAAGAACTGAAATACGGTTGTGCATTTGCGGCGGTATCCGGAGAGGAAGATGATGCAAGAGTACGGTTTTACTCTCCGCATTGTGCTGCAGCTTCGTGGAATGCACACGAAGGACGCATCCGATATGGATTTGCCTTTGAAGATGCGCGAAGAGACGAGTCGGATGTTACATGGTCTCCGGAACATGTAAATTTCTATACAGACACAGATATCTGGGAGTTGGATCGAATTGGAGGTACATGGTACGCTACGCAGAATCCCCATGATTTCGGAGAGCCCCTTATGGTGGCTCTGATCTGGGACGCAACAAACGATAAACCATTTGGTCAGTCAAGGCTAAAAGAGCCGGTCCGCAGACTAATCCAGGGATATGTAAGAACAGTCGCAAATGCAACGATTGGACTGGAATTTGCCACTTCTCCACAGAAATATCTGCTCGGGGTGTCAGATGAACAATATGATATGCTGATTGATAATAAATTCAAACAGTATGTTGGAAGTATTCTCTACAGTACCAATAATCCGGAGACTGGGGAAAAGCCGAATTTCGGGCAACTTTCGCAGGGAAATATTGAACCACATGTTCAGATGCTCCGGATGCTTGCTACACAGTATTCAGCGGCAACAGGATTGGCAGTTACGGATGTTGGTGTGATAAATGATGCAAATCCGACTTCCAGTGAAGCAATTATTGCACAGTCACAGACCTTGATCCTTATGGCAGAACAGTTGAATAAATCAAATGGTGATGCATTGTATCGGATTGGACGGATGGCACTTGCAATTGAACTTGGAACGATTCCGGATGAGCTTCCGGAAGAAACACATGAGCTGATTGCACATTTTAAGAATCCGGCAATGCCAAGCGTGGCATCTACTACAGATGCAGCACTCAAAATTGCGACAGCACGACAAGGATTTGCACAGACAGATATTTTCCTTGAAATGATTGGTTTTGATCAGGCGGATATCCGGCGAATCAGGGCACAGGAGCAGAGAGCAAAAGGAGATGCTATCTTGACGGAGGAATTTGGAAATGCAGATAACGGAGAAGGCGTGGGTGGAATACATAACGAAGATGTCACAGATTAGCCAGAAAGCAGCGGATCTGATGCAGTCCTGGGTTCAAAAGAATGGACTGGAAAATGATAAAGCACTTTTGGACTACGCCTATGCACTGTCACAACACTATGGACAGGCTATCGGTGCATTATCGTGCCAGATGTATGAAGCGACAGCGGCAGCACAGGGAGTAATAGTCCCTACGGCAGAAGTAGCAGATCTTCCGGACTATGGGGAAGTGGCGAAAGCGGTAAAGGGGACACAAAAAAAGTCACCAAACAATATTCCAGGAACGATCGCAAGGCTGGTAAAACAGGTGGGTGCAGACACAACACTGAAAAATGCGGAGCGTGATGGTGCGCAATTTGCCTGGGTGCCTCATGGAGACACCTGTGCATTCTGTATTACACTTGCATCCAGAGGATGGCAATACATGTCAAAGAAAGCCATGCGAAATGGTCATGCAGAGCACATTCATGCGCATTGCGATTGTGAATATGCAGTCAGGTTTGACGGGAAGAGTACAGTGGCTGGTTATGATCCGGATAAGTACCTAGAAGAGTATAACAATGCTGGTGGTGATATCAATGCCATGCGGAGGATTCGGTACAAGGAAAATAAGGAGGCTATTAACGCGAGAAAACGAGAATTGTATGCGAAAAGGAAGGCAAAAACTATTGAAAAGACTCCCCGTTCTGCTATAATGGAATCAGATTTAGGAATGTTTAAACAAAAACTTCGCAGTGATGGCAATATGGACAAAGAATATTACGACTGTCTAAAGGATAAATTTTCACATGGTACAGACGATGCCAAACGACTATTCACAAAATATGCTTCGGGTGATAGCATTGAAAATGCTGTGTATGAAAATACGGCTCACTATAATACTAAAACGAAAAAGATATCCATGAATTATGGCGCAGATTTAAAGAATCCACGTGGAGCTGGAGCTACATGGTTCCATGAACACGGTCATTTAGTTGATGATTTAGCTGGAAATCTATCAGATGATAAGAATTTTATTCAGTTACTGGAAAGTGATTCGTTGTCATATCGTATAGCATATGGTAAAGCACATCATTTGGGTACTTTTGATAAAGTTGATAAAGCCATTAGCGAAGAACTTGGAGATATGCGAAAAGATTCGGCAATATCAGATCTTTTTGATGGTGTAACACAAGGCAATATAATTGGATGTGCATCACATCCGAAGGAATATTGGAAAAACCGGGACAATGTTACATCCGAGGCTTTTGCACATATGTTTGAAGCACAGTTTGATAAAAAAAGATATGAACAAATGAAAAAATATTTTCCAAATGCATTGGAATATTTTGAAAAAAAGATGAAGGAGGCGTTGTAAATGAATGTTCTGAACCCAAAGTTTGAAAAAGCGCATAAGGATTTTGTACTTCATTTTGGATATTGTCCTCAGATTCCGAATGAAATCGATTTTGATCAGTCTAAATATGCGGATGATCTATTGAAAAGTGTAGCCGATAATTATGATTACACAATTGAAAAATATGGTACGCAAGTGCCTAAAAAGTATTCTAAACCGAAAATAATAATTGATTAACATCATTTGAGTGCGGACTATAAAATAACAAGAACAGTAGATACCACTGATCAGAAATGGTTGGTGGTATTTTTATGTCTATTTTTAAGAAAGAGAGAATAAAAAAATGAAAAAAGCAATGCTGAGTCAGCCAATGGCTGGAAAGACTGATGAAGAAATCGTAGCAACAAGAGAGAAAGCAATTAAGATTCTTGAAGAAAAAGGATATGAAGTTGTGAATACTCTTTTTACAGATGAATGGTACAGCAATGAATCTATGAAAGAACGTGGAGTAGTTCAGATTCCATTGTGTTTTCTTGCTAAGTCCTTAGAGAATATGTCTTTGTGTCATGCAGCGTACTTCTGCAAAGGCTGGGAGAATGCAAGAGGATGCAAGATTGAGCACGATGCTGCGGTTGCGTATGGTTTGGATATTATTTATGAGGAGTAGAAAATTATGAAAGATTATGTAGAAGTAAATGAAACGAAATGTGATGAAGTACACAACTGCATGTGTACAAAAGAAGTTAATGGGGAAACATATTGCCGTGGCTGCGGAAATGTACAGCCAGAGCAGGAGGATTAGAAATGAAACAGTTATCAACAATTCAGAAAAGAGAAAAATTAAATGATGTGTTTGCTGTAGACGAAATTGGTCCAGGCGGTGCTAATCACTTATATTGTGTGTACAAGGCTGGAACAGCAACGCTTGAAGATGATGATACATCGTTAAGAGCGGAACCGGATAATCTGCTTCTTACATTACAGATGCAGTGCGGACCACGAAAAGAAAAAGATTCGCTTCACGGTGTAATCGACACAGATTTACTGGAAATTGTACGTGATCGCTTAAAAGCTTTTCAGGCAGGACCGTTTTCGTCAAGAGAAAATGCTTGCGCACTTACTCATATTGAGGAAGCGCTCATGTGGATGAACCGTAGAGTAGAAGATCGCATTGAAAGAAATGTTCTTGGAAAGAACGAAAAGTAGGAACTGTATGAAGATGTGTATGGGAAATTAACTAATACATGTCACGTAAAAGAATAAATGGATAATTCTAGCACGCAGAAATGCGTGTTATTTTTATGGCAACACGTGCCTTAAACGTGGCAACTAAAAACACTCAAATCAGGAGGGAAACAAGATGGCAGATGACAAAACATTCACTCAGGCAGAAATGGATTCAATCATAGAGGGACGCCTTGCGAGAGAAAGACAGAAATATGCAGATTATGATGACCTGAAAGAAAAGGCAAGTAAGTACGATGAGTACCAGGCACAGAATAAAACGGAACTTCAGAAGGAAAAAGAAAAGTCCGATGCTCTTCAGGCAAAATTAAGCGCACTTGAAAAGAAAGACACTGTGAGACAGGTAAGAGAAAAAACAGCAAAAGACACTGGTGTACCGGTAGAATTACTGACAGGGGAAGATGAGGAAACCTGTAAAAAACAGGCAGAAGCGATTATGAAATTTGCGAAGCCAAAGAGTTATCCGGGAACTAAGGGAAACAGGAAAAAGACAACAGAGCATAACACAACGGATGATGCAATGAGAGAATTTGCACATCAGATTTTTGGTAAAGGAGAATAAAGAATATGGCAGCACTCATTAGTTCAGATTTTGAAATTCCGGCAGAGATTTCGCAGGGGATTTTTGAAAAAGCACAGAAAGGATCTACTCTGGCGCAGTTATCCGGAGCAAGACCGCAGAAATTTGGAAAGCAGCAGGTGTGGGTACTTACATCGCCACCGAAAGCAGAACTCGTAGGAGAGGCAGGGCAGAAATCGCCAACCCCAACTGCATATGCTTCTAAAACAGTAAATCCGTTCAAACTGCAGGTTACCATGAGATTTTCGCAGGAAGTACAGTGGGCAGACGAAGATGTACAGATCGGCGTACTGCAGGATCTGGCGTCAAATGCGTCAACCGCACTTGGAAGAGCATTGGATCTTGTTGGAATTCACAAAATCAATCCGCTGACAGGAACGGTATCAAGCCTTGTAAAAGAAGGGCTGGTTGACACGAAACAGAGTGTGCAGCTTGCAGGCACAAAGTATGATGAAGCAATCGAGGCGGCAGCAGGAATGATCATCTCATCTGGCTATGTACCGAGCGGTATTGCAATGGATCCAACACTTTCCTTTGGCCTTTCCACTATGAGGGATGCGGATGGAAGAAAGATTTATCCGGAAATTGGATTCGGACAGAATCTTACAAATTTTTCCGGAATGACTGCGGCAGTATCTGATACAGTTTCAGCAAAAAATGAAATCACACCAGATACGAAGTTACTTGGAATCGTAGGACAGTTTGATGCGTTTAGATGGGGAGTACAGAGATCAATTGGCGCTCACTTGATCGAATACGGTGATCCGGATGGACTTGGAGATTTGCAGAGACAGAATCAGATCGCAATTCGTGCAGAAATTGTATATGGAATTGGAATCATGGATCAGGCAGCATTTACAAAGATCGTGAAGGCGGAAGGGTAATATGAAATATTTATACAAACAAACTGGAATTGTAGTGGAGTCTGACAATGTGTTAGACTCCACAATGTTTAAGCCAATTATTGAAGAAAAAACCGAGGATTTGATCGAGGATAGCGAAACAGAAACAGGAGTTGCAGAAGCTGAAAATACAGAAGAACCTGTGGAAGAGCTCGAAGAACCGACAGAAGACTCAGAGATTCCAGATATAGAAGAACCAGTCGAAGCAAAGAAAGAGGCATCAGCTAAGAACACCAGAAAGAGAACACAAACAGCGAAAAAGTAGGTGATACAATGGCATACGCATCAATTGAGGATGTTTGGAAACGAAAAGGAACAGATATTCCGGATACAGATTATGTAACGGCACTTTTGGAGGATGCAGCGATCATCATTGATGCATATAACCGCAATGCTACAGACGAGGCAAAGAAATTAGTGTCATGTAATATGGTTATCCGGACACTCGGAAGCAGAGAGGAAGGTGTACCTATTGGAACGACACAGACAACTACGACAGCAATGGTATATTCGCAGACCTGGACAAATGCAAATGGAAGCGGCGAATTGTATCTGACTAAATTGGATAAGAAAATCCTTGGTGTCGGGAATCGAATTGGCTATTTTAATCCATATTCGGATTTGATGCAGGAGGAAGAGGCTAATGATTAAAGGAATACCGGTGAAGCTTTACGAACGGACCGCAAGTGGGACAGATACATTCGGACATCCGATATATACAGAGGCACCTGTGACCGTGGAAGACGTGTTGGTTGCTCCGGCATCGACAACAGAAGTGCTGGATATGTTTAATATTACCGGAAAAAAAGCAGTCTACAATATCGCAATTCCAAAAGGAGATACGCATACCTGGCAAGACTGCAGAGTGGATTTTTTTGGTGCGTCATGGCGGGTAATTGGCTTCCCTCAACAGGGAATTGAAGAAAATATTCCAGGAAGATGGAATCAGAGATGGATGGTGGAGCGTTATGGCTAAAACGAAAGTTGAGTTAAATCGATCCGGTGTAAGAGAGTTGATGAAATCTGCAGAGATGCAGGCAATTTTGCTGGAACAGGCAAATCAAATATCATCAGATGCAGAGAAAGAGTCGTATGTGGCGCAAACGAGAGCGATTGTAAAAATAAATGGAGACGACGGCAACAATAGCTTGCTGAAAGCAATGGGTAGAAAAAAATGATCGAGGAAAAAGTTAGAGAATATCTGGAAGACAAGCTTGATATTCCGGTAAGGATGGAAGAAGAACCGGGATTTCCGGAGGAATATGTACTAATTGAAAAGACTGGATCTGGCGAAGAAAATCATATTGCATCAGCAACTCTTGCTATCCAGTCTTATTCAGGATCCCTTTATGGGGCGGCATCACTCAATGAAAGAGTGAAAGAAGCAATGGAAAAAATTGTTGAAATGGATGATATCAGTAAGTGCCAGCTTAACAGCGACTACAATTATACGGATACAACAAGGAAGAAATATCGGTATCAGGCTGTATATGATATGGTTCATTTCTGATGAAGGAGGATAAAAATGTCAGATGCTAAAAATGTAAGTACAGGTAAGCCGAAAGTAGGCGGCGCGATTTTTAGAGCACCGCTCGGAACAACATTGCCAACAGATGCAACCACAGCATTAAATGCAGCATTTAAGTCACTTGGATATTGCTCGGAGGATGGATTCGCTAATTCTAATAGTCCGGAAACTGACAACAAAAATGCTTGGGGCGGCGATACTGTATTGAATATGCAGACCAGTAAGAAAGATAATTTTAAGTTTACGATGATCGAAGCCTTGAATGTAGAGGTCCTGAAGAGTGTTTACGGAGATGATAATGTTACCGGAACACTTGAGGAAGGGATTACGGTAAAAGTAAATGCAGATGAAGCGGAACAGAATGCGTGGGCTGTGGATATGATTCTGAAAGACGCAGTGAAGCGTATCGTTATTCCGTGTGCAAGCATTACGGAAGTCGGAGACATTGTATATAAGGACGATGATGCGATTGGATACGAGACAACGTTATCGGCAGTACCGGATGCGGACGGACAGACACATTACGAATATATTAAGGGGAATAAGAAATAATGAAGGGAAAAACAAGCAGTGGTTTTGAGTATGAGTTAGATGAAGCGGCGTTGGATGATTATGAACTTCTGGAAGATCTGTGCGAAATGGATGAAGGGGACATGACAAAAACGATCAGCGTATTAAACCGTCTTCTTGGAACAGAACAAAAAGAACTCCTGAAAGAACATTTGCGAATGGAGAATGGAAGGGTTCCGGCGTCGAAAATGATGAATGAAATCGGAGAAATTTTCGGAAATGTAAAAGAAGGAAAAAACTCTTAGCCCTCGCCTACATGCTTAATCTTGACAAGGACGCACTTTTGTGCGATCTTGCAGAAACATATCGCATTTATGATTATAAGTCGTTGCCGTGCAGAATGGTAGCGACTTTTTCTTGTGGGTTGAGGGAAAATTCGAGAATTAAAATGAAAATAGCAGGGATTGAGCCGATACCGGAACAAATGCTTATGGCGGCTATTGCGGATGGAACGCGCACGACTGCCTGGCTGCAATCTGAGGATGGAGCGACCGGGAAAAACCGTCCGAAGTCATTGCTTGGAATGATCTTGGGCGATGGAAAGGAAAAATCTAAAGAAATTCAGACATTTGATTCTGGAGAAGATTTTGAGAGAGAATGGGCGAGATTGACGGGAAAGGAGGAATAAGATGGCTACAGAACTGGCAAAGGCATATGTGCAGATCATACCGTCCGCCGAAGGAATACAAGGAAGAATTCGGAAAGAATTAGAGCCAGAAGCGGACTCTGCTGGAAGTTCTTTCGGCGGGAAAATGGTTGGCATGATAAAAAAAGTAATTGCTACTGCAGCTATAGGAAAAGCTTTGTCGGCGAGCATCAGTGAAGGTGCAGCACTCGAACAGAGTCTTGGTGGAATCGAAACATTATTTAAAGATTCTGCCGATAAAGTGAAAGCAAATGCGGCAAAAGCATACCAGACAGCAGGGATGAGTGCAAATGACTACATGGAACTAACTACAAGCTTTTCAGCGAGCCTTCTTAGTTCCCTTGCTGGCGACACCTCCAAAGCTGCAGATGTGGCAGATATGGCAATGGTAGATATGTCTGATAATGCAAATAAGATGGGAACCAACATGGAAGACATCAAAAATGCATATCAGGGATTTGCAAAGCAGAACTATACGATGCTGGACAATCTGAAGCTTGGATATGGCGGTACGAAGTCGGAGATGGAGCGTCTCTTGGCAGATGCACAGAAAATCAGTGGCGTGGAATACAATATTGATAATCTATCAGATGTCTACAGCGCAATTCACGTAATCCAGGGACAGTTGGACATTACCGGAACGACAGCAAAAGAAGCGGCAACGACTATATCTGGATCGTTCAACCAGATGAAAGCAGCGGCTAAAAATGTAATGGGAGAAATTGCTCTGGGAATGGATGTAGGACCGGCACTTAATGAACTGGCGAATACGATCATAACCTTTGCAGTTGGAAATCTGCTTCCGGCAGTATGGAATGTTATATCTGCGCTTCCATCAGCAATCGTTACATTTGTAACGGCACTCGGTCCACAACTGTTTGCTGCAGTGTCTGGACTGATTCCACAAATTGCAAGCGGAATCACAACAGGAATACCGACTCTTTATCAGAGCGCAATGCAGCTTATGGATCAGTTTAATATCGGAATTCAGGAGCAGCTTCCGACTTTATTGCAGAAGGGTGTAGATTTTATAAGCAACATCGTCAACGGAATTTTGCAAAATTTACCGCAAGTAATAACGATGGCAGGAAATGTGATCACGTATTTTGTCAACACGATTATTTCTATGCTTCCAACTGTTTTAAGCGCAGGTGCAAGACTGCTTTTAAGGTTAGTAAATGGAATCATAAACAATTTGCCACAGATCACCCAGGCAGCAGTGACTGCAATCGTGCGTTTTGTAGCGTCAATTGGACAGAATCTTCCACAGATTCTTCAGAGTGGCATTACGATTATCGCTAAGCTGGAAGCAGGCTTGATACGCGCTATTCCGAATTTGGTCGGACAGATACCGGCGATCATCAGTGCAATTGTGAATGCTTTTACGAGCCAGAACTGGGGAAGTATTGGAATCAATATCATAAGCGGTATCGCATCCGGACTTCGTTCGGCGGCACATATGCTATGGGATGCTGTAAAAGGTGTTCTTGGTGGATTTAAAGAAAATGTTCTGGCATTCTTCGGAATTCACTCACCGTCACGTTGGGGAGCTTATGTTGGAGAGATGATCGATACCGGAATTGCGAATGGATTGATTGGCAAGACAACATTAGTATCCAATGCGGCAGCAGAGCTTCAGAAGTCTGTAAAAAAACCAATTGGAACAAGTATGGACCTTGCAATTTCTGGCAAAAGCAGCACTGATAGTCAGAACAGCACGATTGCAGAGAAGCTGGAAGCATTACTGGAATATTTAAAAACAACATCCAGACGTGGAGACGGCAGTATAGTTATAAATTTAAATGACAGAGAAGTAGCAAGAGCTTTGAGAGAAATGGGGGTTGTGTTTGAATGATCGAGATTAAATATGTATGCTCCAATGGAGAAGAATACAATCTGATCGGAGACAAAATGAGAGCAACCTCCGGATATTTCCATGCTTATGAGTGGACACCCAATACAACAGAAAGAGAAATGGGTGTAACGGTGAATGCTTTTGAAAAAGAACCGGTGACGTATGACATTACTCTTACCGTGAGAGGCAAAGAAAAAGAAAGAAAGCAGATCCTTAATAAGCTTACGAATGCTTTTGAATACGATGTGGTCAATCTGACTCCAGGAAGAATTTACTATGGCGAATACTACATTGATGGATATGTAAAAAAATCAAGCAATGAAGTATCGGGTGAAAATAATAGTCGTACAGATTGCAAGATAGAAATATACTGCCCGTATCCATTCTGGTCGATGGAGCAACAGGCAAGCTTTTATCCTGATTCTACAAATAAAGGAAAGCCATATACATTCTTAGACTATCCGATAACGTATAATTATGATTATTCAAGAAAGAGTGCCGGAACGCAGAACTGGATTATCGATCATTTCCGAGATAATAACTTTGAAATGGTAATATATGGTCCATGCGCTGATCCGAGAATACTGATAAACGGTTATCCTTATCAGATTTATGAGACGTTAGAAGCAGGTGAATATATATTAATCGCCAGCAGAGAGAAGACGATCACAAAGCATCTGAGAAATGGAACTGTGCAAAATATTTTCGCAAAAAGAGCGAAAGACAAAAGCGTATTTGCACTGATTCCGTCTGGCGTACTGACTCTTAACTGGAGTGGTGAATTCGGCTTTGATATTAAGGTATACAAAGAAAGGAGCGTGCCGGAATGGAACTGATCTATACGGATCCGATTGGCAAAGAGCTCGGATATATCTTAAATGCAAATGTAGACATGGAAATCGGAGAAGATGAGAAAAGCTCAATCAATGATTTTGAGATCGAATTTAAGAGATCCGGTTGGAATGGTACGGTTGAGTTCGGAAGTCAGGTGTATGTCCCAGATACTGAGTATGGTGGAATTGTGCAGGAGTTATATACGAGTACCAAATCAAACAGTATTACAGTAAAGGGATATACCTGGCGGGGAATGATGACAAAGAAGGTGATACAGCCGGAAAGTAATCAGGACTATGCAGTAGAATCCGGAGAACTTAACCAGATAATTCAGAGAAGAGTTCAGGAAGCATTTCCTGGGCTCTTTTATGGAGTAGCGGAAGACACAGGTGTACAGGTGAAGAATTACCAGTTTGACCGTTATTGTACACTGCATGCTGGATTACAAAAACTGCTGAAATCAGTAGGATATCGCATGGAAATAAAGTATATTCAGTCGGAGAAAACTGAGTCAGGATATGTACAGGTAAGAGCAGTTCATATCGTAGATTATTCGTCAGAATATGAGTTCTCAAATGATAACAATATGCATTTCACAATGGACAACAATAAAAGAGGAACAAATCACCTGATCTGTCTTGGAAAAGGAGAATTGAAAGACCGCTTGGTGATCCATCTTTATATTGATGGACAGGGAAATATTAGTCAGACACAGTATTTCTTTGGAATTAATGAGATAGCTGAAATATATGACAGTTCTGGCTCTGAGTATGAAGATCTTCTGAAGAATGGAACAGAAAAGCTGTTAAAGTCAAAAAGCAAAACAGAATACGATATGACAATGGAGAAAATCGAAGGAACGATGGATATTGGAGATATTGTAGGTGGAAGAGATTATCTTACCGGTGCGAGTATGAAAAAGCCAATCGGAAGGAAGATATGGACTGTTTCGGAGGGAAAAGAGAAAGTAGAGTATAAACTGGAAGGAGAAACATAAATGGATATTATTACAGGATATGTCGGAAGTCCTCATGTTACAGCAGAACAGGACCGGGATATAAATATTGGAATCTTTGGAGCAGAATCCTATGTGTTGCGGACGGGATCCCGGTTAAAAGCAGAAGTTTCATCAAATAATGAAATCAAGATCAGAGATGGCGTTATTATGCATCAGGGATGCGCTGCATCGATAAAAAAGAACACCTATGATTCTCTTACAATTGTGAATGGATCACAGGGAATGAAACGAATAGATCTTATTGTTGCGAGATACAGCAGAAATCAGAGCACAAAAGTAGAATCACTTACGTTGAAAGTAATTCAGGGTACACCAGTTACAGGAACGCCTTCAGCACCAGGATATACACCAGGAGATATTCAGGCGGGGGATCTGATTGCAGACATGCCGCTGTATCAGGTCACGATTAATGGACTAAATATTACAGAGGTGAAACAGGTGTTCAATGTGGTTGATACATTTGCTGAATTAAATGGCAAATTGTCGAAGAAAGTAGATACTACTACTGTAGGAGTAGAAATTCCTGAATCATTTACAGGACAGTATCTTAATTCAGCACCAATCTATCAGAAAATGATAAATATTGGAACATTACCGAATAATACTACAAAGTCTATAAATACAGGTATTACCGATGCCAATTATATCTGGATTGATGCAGAAAATAGTTTTGCATTTAGTGGCGGTGCAAGTTATCCCATCCCATATGTGGATCCAAAAGCTGTTGCCAATTCTATCGGCGTTAGAATAACGGGGTATGGAGCAAATATCATCGTGTCAACTGGAACTAACTGGAGCAGCTACGCCGGATTAGTGACTGTTAAATACACGAAGAAATGAGGGGATTAAATGATACGAGGAACAACACCTGTTCTAGAATTTGAACTACCATTTGATACAGAACTGATTGCAGAAGCGTATGTAACGATATCCCAGAACCAGAAAGCAGTTTTTGAAAAGAATTTTGCAGAATGTATCCATTCAGGAAAGTTACTGAAAGTAAATCTGTCACAGGAAGACACTCTGAAATTGGAATCATGTTGTAATTCACATGCTGAAATACAGGTACAAAGTCTGACGGATGAGCAGGCACTTACCGTGAAAGATATCTATCCTGTATGGGATGGGAATGGTGTGTCATATCAGAAAGACTTCTATTTGACACATAACGGAAAACTGTATAAGGTTCTGCAGGCACATACATCACAGTCGGACTGGGTGCCGGATGCGGCACCGTCACTCTTTGCAGAGGTGCTCCCGGGACAGGACGGTACTGGGATTGGAGCGTGGGCACAGCCGGGATCTACAAATCCGTATATGGCCGGAGACCGGGTGACACACAACGGCAAAACATATGAATCCTTAGTGGATAATAATGTATGGGAGCCCGGTGCGCAGGGATCAGAAGCACTGTGGAAGGAAATAGAAACAGAATAAGAAAGGCGGGTAGCATATGACAGAAATCAAAGAGGTGAAAGCAGAGAAAACCACAGTGAATGCCGGGGAGCGAATTCATATATCATTTGAATTTTGGTACGATCAGGACTATCCATATGATTACCCGCACGACTATCCAATTTCAAGCGAAAGAAAGTGAGGAAGAAACACATGAGTGATATTGTAAGGGCTTATGCCAAATACAAAGGGCAGCAGTACAATGCATCTTACAACTCCAGGACGCAGAAGTGGAGCGTGGACATCCCGTCCGGATCAGAATCATCTTACAGCCAGTCGAATCATACATACCCGATTGAGCTGCATGCATTCGACGCGGCGGGCAACGAGACGATCATGTACGCTACGGACGACACATACGGGGATCAACTGAAATTCCGTGTCCTTGAGAAAACGAAGCCGACTGTGACTATCAAGTCTCCGACGCATGGCAGCGTGCTTGGAAGCGCGACGCAGGATATTGTCATGGAGCTTTCCGATGCCGGCGGATCTGGTCTCAACATGGCGTCCGTAATCTTCAAGGTCAACGGCGTTCAGGTAACACAGGGACTGTCTTGGAGCGATTCAGGTGGAAAGAAGACCTGCACGTATCATGCAACCAACCTGTCAGACGGTTCCAACAGTGTCAGCCTGCAGGTGTCCGATAATGACGGCAATGTTTCTGACGTTGCGACAGTATCCTTTGTGATCAGTACATCCGCGCCTACGCTAAACATTACGAGTCCTAAAGAAGGACTGCTGACGAACAGCAAAAAGGTTACGGTATCAGGTACGGCGACGGCCGGGTCTGACGCGGTAACTCTCTCTAAGGTAACTATTAACGGAGAGGAAGTAGCAGTCGGTGAAGGCGGCGCATTCTCGAAAGAAATTACCCTTAATGAGGGCGCGAATACAATTTCTATTATCGCTGAGGACAGTATCGGGAAGACAACAAAGGTTGATAGGCATGTTACAGTCGATACCAAGGCACCGATCATCAGCGATGTCGAGGCAGAAGCGACCACAGTTGACGCCAACAGCACGATCCACCTGACCTTCAAGGTTGTGGATCCGGCAGAATGAAATGATCATCAGGGTATGGGGCATAGTGAACTCTATTGAGGTGGAGTTTACGCCCATCCCGGACCGTCCGGGGTACTGGGAGGGAACCGCCCCACGAATGCCGGGACTGCAGGAAATCGAGATCTGGGCGGAGAGTAGCACAGGAGCAAGAGGGCATTTACAATGCGAAGTGATGATCGAATATCATGCCCACACTGAGGCGCAACTGCTCCAGGATTGTACAGAGGCGGATTTGGTCGGACCGAAGCGGGAAGTCAGATTGCTGTTGCTGCCGTGGGTAGCACGGCTCGTCACTCTCCGGGAAACACAAGTCCTGCAGGAAAACTATAATGCGCGGCTGAAATGCTGCAGAAAGGCGGTGCGTCATGGATAGTGCTATATTTGAGCTTGGGGAAAAGAAATATGTATGCATCAGCGTCAGGAGTACATGCGGGAAGCCATTTGATGTGACTTCTGCGAAATACATCCTGAAAAACGGAGATGAGAAAGAAGCATCAGGAGAGTGCGAGATCAGCAAGCGAGATAATAAAGAGACAATCCTGTCTGCATTGATTCAGCCAATGATCAAGGGAGCGACGTACATATTGGAGTACACATACGAGATACCACCGGAGATTATCAAGCATGTTGTGAGGGTAATGGTGAAATAAGGCAGGTGATACATATGAGCATCAGAGACAGACCGTGAACCGGTCTTATTTTTATGCATAAATTATATGGAGGTATAGACCCGTGTATATAAGCATAGGGACAATTATTACGGTAGGCAGCTTGATTGGTGCGCTGGGAGTGATCGGAGGAGTGCTGATTGCAGCATATAAATTCTTTAAAAAGCCGGAAGAGCTCGAGAAGAAGATCAAAAAGATCCGAGCAACCCATGAAGAGGACATCCGGAAGATCAACGAAGAACAGTGCCTAATTACCTACGGGCTTCTCGCCTGCCTGAAAGGACTCAAGGAAAAGGGTTGCAACGGTCCTGTAACGGAAGCCATAAATAAGATTGAGAAGCACCTGAACAAACAGGCGCATGATATGGAGGAATGACTATGAACATGGAAGTGTTAATGCAGTATATGAGTTACATTTTGACAGGAATCGGAGTACTGGCCTTTTTAGTCAGTGCGATTGTACAGACGATTAAGGAAATGCCAGAACTGAAGAAAGTACAGACAAATGCTGTGGCACTGACCACATCACTGATTCTGACACCGGCATCAGTAATTGTGTTGTGCACCTATTATCAGATAGTAATTGAGTGGTATTATATTTTTGCATCATTCATTGCTGCTTTTATAGTTTACCTGGTCAGCACAGGTGGCTGGGAACGTGTAACAGAAATGTGGGATCGGAATGCATATAAGAAAAAGTAGAATTGTACCGGTGCAAGAGATGCATAGAAGACATGAAAGGAAGAGTAAT